CATCACGTTCAGGATATCCGCCATGGTGAACCCCTGCGAGGGATCCGTCAAGCGGACGTTCAGGCGGCGCGCCTCTGAGAAGAGCGCGTCGGGGTTGTCTCTCAGGTCTCGAGCGAGGTTGAGGAGGCGCTCGTCAGAGTACTCGACGCGCAGCGGGGCGAAGGCGTCGGCCTTCACGGTGGCGGCGAAGTCGTCGGAGAAGCCGCGCTCCGCGGCCTCGATCTTCGCCTTCTTGTCGCGCTCGCGGAGCACATCGAGCTCCTTCTTGAGCGGCTCGATCGTGGCGTCCATCTCGGCCTTCCACGCGGCCTGCTGCGCCCGCAGCTTGGCCTCGGGCGTGTCCGCCTCGATGGCCTGCCGGGTCATCTCCTCGTAGACCTCGCGCGGGTTGAGGCCCATCTCCTCGAAGGCCTTCTTGTAGTCGCCGCGGGCGCTCTCCCACTTGGCACGCTCGGACTTCGCCGCCTCGCGCTCGGCCTCGGCCTCGGCGCGGATGCGAGCGGCCTCGGCCTCGGCCTGCTTGCGCGCGCGCTCACCCGCGGCGAATTCCTTCCGCTCGCGGTTCGCTGCACGGACCGCCGCGAGCTTCTCGGCGAGCAGGTCGTGCGTCGTAGGGGCCGCCGGAGGACTCTCGGGCGTCGGGCTGCCGGACGAGCTCTCGCTCGATTCCGCGACGTCTTCCGAGGCACCGGCGGCCGAATCCGGCCCCGACGCAGCGCCCGTGGGGGGCCGGGCTGCGCTGGCGTCGGAGACGGACTCCGCCGCCGGTGACGGGGAGGCCTCGCCGCCCGAAGGCGACGAGACGCGAGAAGCGATGCGCTGAGCGACGGTCGACATGGGCTACACCTCCGGCACCGCCGGCATCACCTCGGGAGCAACCGCCCCGGCCGGCATCGGCGCGCCGTCCGGCGGCGCGTACAGCTCTTCGGGCGGCAGGCCCGCCGCGCCCGCGTCCATCGGCGGAGGCGGCGCCACTTCGGCGCCCGCGGGCTGCTCCGGCGGCGCCTTCGCGCGCTCGATCTCGTCGGTCGCGTCGAGCACGAACTGCATCACCAGCCGCAGCGCCCACTCCTCGGCGCCGTCGAGCTTGGCTTGCAGGTACGTCATGAGCCCGAGCGCCTTGCAGAGCTCGAGATTCATCGCCGGCTCGGGGTAGACGTAGGCCTTCCGCGCCGCTGCCTCGTCGTCGGCCTCGAGGATGGCCTCGAGGGTTCGCTCGATGATGTGCCGCGCGGCCCCGCGCAGGTTCATCACCCGCTGGAGGTCGGGGAAGTCGAGCAGCACGAGCGCCTCGTCTTGCGACAGGAACCCGGCGTCGATCATCTCGTTGACCGACTCCATTTGCTCCTCGGGCGTGCCGCGGAGGAAGTTCGTCGGGAACGTGCGCAGCTTGAACGCCTTGCGGTCCAGGCGGACCTTCGCGTAGTCGAGCTCCTCGAGCAGCGTCTGCCCGTGCTTCCGCGTCTCGACGCGGACCGTGTACGGCTCGGACCTCTTCTTGCCGTCGTCAGGCTCCTTCCCGGTCTCGGAGTAGATCTCCTCGGCCAGGTCGAAGAGCTGCCAGCACGTGTCGAGCACGTCGTCCTCGTCCGCGCGCCCCTGCGGCGTGAGGTTCTCCGTGTCGATGTCGTGGTAGGTCCGTAGCGCCTTGCCGGAATTGAGCCCCGCGGGCTTCTCCGAGCGCGTCGAGAGCCCGCTGATGCCGGTGATCTCTGCCGGTAGCTGGGTGCGAAGCTCGCGCCACCAGTTGAACAGGTCGGGGTGTGCGGCCGGCGGGTTCTGAAAAGTCGGCTGAGAGCCCTCGTAGACCACCTCGGTCAGCGTGCCGTTGTCGATCGCCTCGTAGGTGACCGTCGAGCCCGCGTCACGGAGCACGTAGGTGCCCATGAGGTAGTGCCGCTCCTGGAGCCGCAGCCCCATCGCGTTGATCTCGTACTGGAGGCCCTCGAGCTGCGCGGCGATGCCCGTGCCGAACCAGCCCGCCGTGGGCGGCGCGTAGTCGACCTTCGAGAGCGGGAAGCCGTCGCGGATGTACTCGCCACACGCGAGCGTCGCGTTGCTGATGGTGATGGCGTGCGCGCCGTCGTCGGCCTTCTCGCCGCTCCGCAGGTGCCAGCACTCGATGACGAGCGCGAGGTGCTGCGTGTCCTCCTCGTAGCTCGACCAGTGCTGCGCCCCCGCCTCGCCGTTGTCGGCCTCGGCGGCGAAAATCTTCTCCGCGTGCTCGGGGAACCGCTCGGCCAGGACCAGCTTGTCGACGAGGCGCCCGATGTACAGCGTCCGCGGCTTGCCGCGCTGCGCGTCGATGGGGCACACGCGCACCTCGGACTTGAAGATCCGGTCGTGCACCATCGTCCGCCCGACGCGGTAGTTCAGGGCGAGACCCGAGCCGAACACGCCCGAGTCGCGGTGCCTGAGCGTGCGCGTCGGCCAGAAGCCGATCTCGTCGAGCTGCCCGCCGAAGAACTGCGAGATGGCCTTCGCGCGGCGTTGCTGCGAGTAGTTGCCGCCCGTCGTCATCCCCATCGGGACGGGGCGGTTCTTCGTGATCTTGGCGGTGTAGGTGTCGACCTGGCGACGGATGACGTTCGTCGCCATCGTCTGCGGCGTCCACTCGCCCATCGCGCCCAGCCCCTGGACCGAGATGGCGAGCTCGTGGTCGTCGTAGAGGCAGGCGTAGTAGCTGTCGCGCGCGCGGTCCCGCGACGTGCGCCGGCCGATGCGCTTGTAGTTCTCCCACACCGCCTCGTGCGGCGACTCCTTCAGCCACCAGCGCAGGTCTCGGATGTTCGCGGGCGCCTTGTCGGCGCGGGCACGGTCGCGGAGCTTACGGCTTGTCGTCGCCATGTCGTGCCTGGCGCTTCTCGCGCTGCACGACAGCCCGCGGGACACCGTTCGTCGACGGGTCCTGCTTGGGCATGGGAGGCCGCATCGAAGTCGCGGCAAACATCACGTCGTAGCGGCGCCGAAGCGCCTCCTCGGGCGAGACCGGCTCGCGCTCGAGCGGCACGTGCGCGCGCGGCGGGTCGCCCAGCTCGAGGTCGTCGAGCTTGCGCACGCCGAGCTCGCGCAGGCGTCCGACCAGCGCAGTGAACGCCTTCGGGTCCTCGACGGCGAGCGCGCCCAGGGTCTTCACTCCGCCTCCGCCTTGCCGCGGGCCTTCTTCACCGCGGGCGCCTTCGGCTCGGCCTCCGGCGTCGGCTCCGCGAAGCTGATGCGCGACCACGGCACGTGGCCCGTTGGCTTGCCTGGCTTGGTGATCTCGAGGTCGTCGCGGCCGTCGCCGATGAGCCGCACGAGGCCGATGTTGTCCCGCGTCGTCAGCGTGTTGACGCGGAAGCCCCACACCGGGGTCAGCGACGCGAAGCACACGCGGTTGTAGCGAATCTCGATCATGCGGTCTCCTTGAGCGCGGTCCTCAGTGCGTCCACCTTCTCTGCCGGCGCGTCCCACAGCGCCGCAGGGCCGTCAAAGGGCCCCCAGCTGTCCGTCATCGCGTCACTGAGCGCCCGGGCCGCGATCTCGATGGCCATCCAGCGCTCAACCTGAGGACAGGATCGGTGTCGTGCAGAGAGACGCTCGGCGCACGCGATGGCTCCCATTTCTCCCGTGCCGACGCTGCCCCATTCCCTGGCCACGTCGCGGCAAAGGGCTTCGCACGAGCAGACACAGTGAGCCTCGCCCATCATGCGGCGATCTCCACGGTGAGCTTGCCATTCAACCACGACACCTTGCGCGGCTCGTACGTCCAGCCACGCTGCTCGGGCTTCACGCGGCGCATGAAGGCGTCGGTGCGGAAGCTGAAGCGCTCGACCGGCTGCCCTTCGAGCAGCATGCGAGCGACCCCGAGTTTGCGGAAGTTGGTCGACTTGTCGCGGCCACCGCCGCGGACGTAGACGTAGTGCAGCACGGGGCCCGTGAGCACCGCGTAGCCGACGAGCGCGTCGTCGTCGTCCGCGTCGCACGCGATGAGCGCCGTCGTCTCGGGCGCCCGCAACAGCGCGCCGATGTCACGCCCGGCGAGGGCGTAGAACATGTCGCGGTCGAAGGCGGCCAGCTCCGAGGAGAGCGCGAACGAGTTGCGCCACGTGTCGACGATGAACCCCGCATCCGACGCGCGCGCGGGGCGGACGACGACGCTCATCGCACCCGCCGCAGGAACTCGACGACGCGCCGGAGCGACTCCTCGCCCGTGCGCCCCACGGTGGCGATGACCTGGACAGGCAGGCTCGGCACGCTCGCGCGGCACTCCCAGCGCTCGCGGCCGTCTTCCTCCTGGTAGTTCCGCGGGTCGAGCTCCCACACCAGCTTGGTGATGCCGTAGGCGTCGCCCTCCTCGATGAGCTGGCGGAAGGCCGACTTGGGCTTGTCACTCATCGCGACCCCGCCGATACAGGTGGTAGACCACGACGGAGAGCGCCCATCCGAAGGCGAATCCCGAGACCTCCCATGCGAGGTCCCTCACGAGGCGACCTCGTACACGCAGCCGCCGAAGTCCTCGGGCCAGCGTACGAAGAGCGTGCCGTCCGGGCCGTCCTCGCCGGTGTACATGCTCCGCCGCGTACCGTCCGCGCGCTCGCTCCAGGTCAGGATGCTCACGCGCGCGCCGGGGACGAGAGCCTCGTCCTTCACCTCGGAGCCGACGGCGACGACCTCGGCGAGGAAGTGGTCGGGGCGATTCACCGCCTTGCGAGACGGGATCGCCTTGTAGTCCTGCGGGATGTGCAGGCCGCCCGCGGTCATCGTCTCGCGGATCGGCTTCACGAGCACCCGGTTGCGCAGCGGTCGGATCAGCATACGACGCCCACCCTCCGATACTCCGTGTACCGTAATTGCAACTGAGTTGCAACTACTCACCGGCCCGCGATGCGTCGGTGCGTGACCGGCAGCGCGCCTCCGAAGCGCTCGCGGCGTTCGCGCTCCTTGCGCGCGCGCTCCATGTGGGCCTTCTTGATCTGCTGGCCCTCGAAGTCTCGAGGCAGCGGCGTCGCGGCCTCGAGCTCGGGCGCGTAGTGCGCCCACGCCGCGCGCCACGCGTAGAGGCACGCGTCCGCGCAGTGGTTGTCGAACCCGGGCGCCTCGGCCTCGCGCGCGTCGTGCCACGGGAGCTCGAGCCACTCGTCCTCGAGCGGCTTGCACGCATCGCCCGCGAGCTTGATGCGCCCGCGTTCGAGGTCGCCGTTCAGGAGCTTGATGTAGCCAAGCTTGTTCTGCTTCTCGGCCGGCTCGATGGGCAGCTTGAACCGCGTGCGCGCCTCCTCGGCGTAGCCCGATCCGAGACCGCCGGTGTCGCCGATGATCTTCGCGAAGCGGTAGGTCTTCTGGAGCTCGCGCACCACGTCCGCCGCCTGCGACGGCGTGAGCCCCGCGACCTTCCAGGCGCGGACGACGTACACCGTCGGGTCGCCGTGGCGCCAGCCAAGCACCACGAACGCCGTCGGCGAGCGCGTGCCGTAGTCGATGCCGAGGATCCACCGCTGGAGCTCGGGCACCCGCGGCACGCGGTTGCGCCCCTCGTCGTAGCGGTACACGAGCCCGTCGGCGTCGCGGATCCACGCGCCGTGCTCGAGCTGCGCGCGCGTCGTCGAGTCGAGCTCCGCGAGGCTCCCGAGGTACTCGACGGCATCGAGGCTCGGGTTGTCGCCGACCTTCGCCGGCACGAACGGCTTGGCCGGGTCGCCCGGGTCGATGAACCGGCGCCGCACCCACTCGTGGCCGAGCCCGCCGGGGTTGGTGGCCGCGCGGACCCGAAGCGGCACGTCGACGCCCTGGAGCCGGCGCAGGCGCGAGAAGAGCCAGCGGTACCACGCCTCCGGGAACTGCGTGAGCTCGTCCCAGCCGATGAACTGGAACGCCGCGCCCTGGTACTGGTAGCGGTCGCCGTCCGTGTCGAGGTAGCCGAAGGTCAACGTGGCGCCGCTCGGGAAGGTCCACCGCTTGTCTCGGTCGTTCCAGCGCGCGTCCGTGCCGCGCAGCCACGCGTGCGAGCGCGCCATGATGGCGTCCGCCTGGTTCAAGTCGCGGAACGTGCGGCGCAGGATGAGCGCGGCGTAGCCAGGGACGTGAACGTGCTGGAGCGCGCCCATCAGGAGCGCGTCCGACTTG